ATTTAGCTCTATCACTACACCTTCCTCCCTCCTACTCCTAAGAGGGGGGATTTTTTTTTGTCAATTCGCCTCGTTTTCTGTCTAGAAAAGTATCGAGCCCATTCTCTGCTATGGGATATAATTCTCTTGATAATGTCCTAATAACAAAAGGACTCTTTTGGTTTTTCTTGTTGATGTTGGAAAACCTAATATGAAATATAAGAAAAAGGGTAGTGCTAATCAAGGCGGTGCGACAAGATTCAAGAAGGGACAGGTCGCCAATCCTAAGGGAAGACCCAAAGGAACAGCTAATCGTTTTAGCATAGCTGATTTAGCTAAAGCGATTAAATTTGTAGAACGGGATAAACAACAAACATTCATGGCAGTCTGGATTGAGGCGGCTTGGGGGAATGCGTCTGACATGTCAACTATTGCTAATTATATGCTTCCTAAGCTTAGATCTATTGAAGGATTGGTGGGAACGTTTGAGGCTTCTATGGATGATGATACTGCAGAGCGAATTCAAAACAAATTAAAGGAAAGATTTGAACAGTGATTAAATAAGGCATAACTAATGACGTGGATTAGTCCTGATACAGCTTTACAAACAGGTATTGACATCCCTTGGAATGAGGCAAGCATAGGTAATGTTAAAGATGACAATACCGCTACTTATGCTTATGCTGGCCCTCTGACTCCTGAGAGTGGTACGAAGAATATCGAAATGGGGCTTAGCACCGCAATTAACTGTGACAAGATTAGAATTTGGGGAGTTGCATTAGACGAGGAATCAGAACCAGACCTGCCATACATATATTTGAGTATTTATCACGATGGTGGCTGGGACAACATTTTTGAGGGTCTCATCAATGAGTCAGCTTGGACGACAATTCAATTAGGGGGCAATTATCTTCTTCCTGCGGGTGCTGTGGCTCGTGTGTTTTTTCATAATCCCAGTCTAAACATTACGATTCCAGAAGTTCAGTTCAACGAATTTGATTTTAATCAACTTGCCGTTCGTCCATTAGTCGGCGGTAGTCTGGCGGCTGGTAAAAGAGGATTAGTATAATGGGGCCTTATTTAGATAATTTCAAAGTAGGTCAAGACATCATTGTATTCTTTGATACGAATGATAAGAACGGTGCAGCTATTGACCCTAATATTACAGCGGCAAATATCAAAGTCTATAAAGATGGTAATGCCGGGACAGAGCTATCCGTTGATGCCGATGAGTACACAGAGAGTTTTGATAGCCTCGATGGTATAAACAAGATAGTACTTGACGTTTCTGACCATTTGATATTTTATACAGTAGGCTCTGATTTTTCTGTTGTCTTATCAACGGCCACTATCGACGGTGAAACGGTTCGTGCAATACTTGCAACGTTTTCGATTGAGAATAGATTTTCTGGGTTGAATGAGGTTCTTTCTATGCAAGATACTCTTGATGTACTCTTGCGTACTATATTGGATAGCACTCTTATGACAGCTACTACTGTGGCTTCGTTATCAAGCCAGACTAGCTTTACACTATCAGCAGGTTCAACCGATGATGATGCTTACAATGAGTGTATGATCGTACTTAAAAGCGTTTCGGTACCTGCTCGGAAAGCTATAGGGTTTATATCAGATTATACAGGCTCGTCTAAAACTGTAACTCTTTCAGTGGATCCGGGTGTTTTTACTTTAGAAGTTGGTGATGAAGTTTTTGTTATAGCCTTGCAGGAGAAAAGTATCGTAGATATTGAAAAGCTACTCCGAGCGGATAAAGTTATCGATACTTCTGCAAGTCCTTGGGTTGTAGATTACAAAGAAGAGGGCACAGAAAACATAATAATGAGTAAGACTATGAAGAATACTGATGGTGATAATATCGCTACAGAAAACAATGTCCTCGGAAAACTAGAAAAGGAATAATGATTACTTTGCAGGAAATAAAATGGTTGGGCGAGCCTTTAGCTTTGTATAAACCTTTGGATAAAGCCCAGGAGGATTTTCATAAATCGCAAGCTGATGTTCGCTGGCTTTTTGGGGGTAACCAGTCTTCGAAGACGTATACTAATATGATGGACTTAACGCAGTTGGCATTAGATATACATCCTTTTAGAAGTACTCCTCGGGGAGTTCATTGGGCGGCTATAGAAAGTTGGGAACTAGTGAGAGATATACTTTGGAAGGAGTATATAGAGGATTTTATCCCCAAACATCATATTTTGAATATCATATACGGTCAGGATAGAGTGCCAAGGAAGCTGTTTTTGAAAAATGGACATACAATAGAGTTCAAGGCTTTTAATCAAGGAGTATCACTCTTTGAAGGCAGGAAGATTGATAGTTGTCACTGTGATGAACAATGTAAGCATGATTTTGTAGATATTCTTACCGAGATACAAGCACGACTTATGGCGAAGGAAGGTTTTCTTTCGTGGAGCATGACTCCTATTATTCCACAGCCTTTTTTAGAAGAAAGAATTGAAGAACTACCTGACACAGATGAAGTTTTTTATGCTAACTTGAACTTTAATCGTGTTAGTTGTGGTGGATATATTCCTGACAAAAGAATTGATGCTATGATAGCTGAATGGCCTGAGGAGATTCAGGCTACAAGAATAGAAGGACGCTTCGCTTCGTTTTATGGAGCGGTGTATAAAACTTTTAGTCGTAGTGTACATGTGATTAAGCCTTTCAGGATACCGAATGAGTGGGAGAGATACAGGGGATTTGACTTTGGCTTTACAAATCCGTTCGTTTGCTTATGGGCAGCTATAGACGGAGACGGAAACTGGTACATATATCATGAGTATTACAAAGCAAAGACTGGTATCGGCGAACATATAGTAAACGTTAAACATATTAGTGGAGAGGAAAATTATGTAACGTCTTGGGCGGATCCCGAAAACGCAGAGAACAGAGCTGAGCTTCGTAAAGAGGGTATTATTACTAAGTCAGCTCGAAAAGACATTGCCAGAGGAATAGAAGTAGTTCAAATGAAGCTTAAAGTAAAACCGAACGGCAAGCCAAGCCTGTTTATATTTAACACTTGTAGTAATACATGTAGAGAGATAGCTACTTATCATTATCCTAAGGGATCTAGTTCTAAAAATCCTAAGGATGTTCCCACGCAGAAGAATGATCATACTGTCGATGTCATAAGATATATTCTTTATTCTGTAGATAAGCCGGTCAAGAAAGGAAGTGTTTATGTTGCGTAACTGTAAAGATTGTAAACGAACTTGTTGTGATGATATGAAACTTTCTTTGCACGAGGGATGTAAAAGCATAAATCCTGAAGGGGTTAAAAAAGGAAATTGGATATATGCGGCTGGAGTGTATTGGGTAAAAAAGGTAAATGGTTTATGGAGATGTGCTGCTTTGAATGTAAAAACTCGTTTGTGCAGGATATATAAATATAGACCTATGTTATGCAGAGCGTGGACTTGTAAGTATGGTATTAAAAAGAGTGTTAAATTGCCTGTTAATAAAGGTGGTGCTTATGATGCAAATTATAAGATTACATTTTCAGCAAAGAAGGGAGAGTTGTAATACGCATGTTACATGACAGAATATTTGGATGGTGTTGGTCGCTATGCCTGCAAGAATATAGTTATCGGTTTTTGTATTGGAAGCAGGAAACAATAAACAAAAAGGAGAAGTGAAATGAATGAAACAAATAATAGCATAGGAATGAAAAAGAACATAGTGCTTATGTGCGATTGTGGTTTACAATTCGGTGTGTTAGTTGATGAGCTATCGGTAGCTAAGATTATGAAACAGATAGTTAATGATGTTTGGATAAATCCCAAGCCATGTATTTGTTTTGCTGATTACATACCAAGTAAAGACCCAAATCAGACTATGTATGTAAAGACAGCATCGGTAGTTTCTATTAGAGTTGAAAATATCCAGAGTGGTGTGCAAGTACCAAACAAACAATTGTTTGTACCCGGTGTAGTCGGGAGACCGAATTAACTATGGCTAAAGATAAAAAAGGTAGTGTGTATATTCAGACTTCAAAGGGAGTTTATCCATTTTCCATACTTAAGAATGCTGAGATAAAGAGTTCTTCTAAGCAGCTCAAGCAGGATAGTAAATGGATGACAGAAAATGATTTGATTCCTCCTCCTTATTCTCCAGAAGTACTGCTTACTCTTTATGAGTCTAATTCTATATTCTGGAGATGTGTTAACCAGCTTGCTATTGATGTAGCAGGGCTTGGTTGGAGTTTGCAGCTGCAAGAAGGTAAGAAGGAAAACAAAGTTGAGCTTGACAAGTTACATGCTTTGTTATGGAGTCCTAATCCTGACGATGCTCTGAGGACTATTCTGAAACAACTCTTAATAGATTGGGGCTCTATGGGTTGGTTTGGTTTGGAGGTTGTGCGTAATAATAAGAATGAAATTGCAGAGTTTTATCATGTGCCAGCGCATACGTTACGAGTTCATAAATCTAAAGAAAAATACTGTCAGATTCGTGATACTAAGAAAGTGTGGTTTAAGAAGTTTGGGCTTGAGAAAAATATTTCTCCTAAAGACGGTAAGGAAGGAACGTTTGACATAAAAACAAGGGCGAATGAGCTTATATTCTATAAGAACTTTTATCCTAAGTCTGATTATTATGGGGTACCTAATGGAATCTCGGCGGTGGGAGACATATTAGGGCTTATAGGTTTGCGAGATTATAATCTTGCTTTTTTTGAAAATTACGGAGTGCCAGCTGCTATTATCGTTTTGGAAGGAGAATGGGACACAGGCTCGGACAAGAAAGTATCTGAGTTTCTCAACACTGAACTTAAAGGTGTGGATAACGCACACCGGACTTTGGTGGTGTCGCAGCCTGAGCATTGTACTTTTAAGTATACTCCTTTGGGAAAGGACGTGAAAGAGGGAAGTTTTCGTCTTTATGAGCAGACTCGGCGAGATGATATTCTGATAGCTTATTCAATGCCTCCAGAGCGAGTGGGAGTTCGCGTCACTGGGTCTCTTGGTGGCAACGTAGCTGTTGAAGCTACTCGTATTTATGTACAAGGAGTTGTTGAGCCCTTGCAGGCTGACTTGGAAGACATTATAAACAATAAGCTATTGCAGTCGGAAAACTATGAGTTTAAGTTTGAGAATATTGACTTACGAGACTATGATGCTTTAGTTAAACAGTATGGATACCAGATAGAGCGAGCTATGTTAACTCCTAATGAAGCACGTAATGAATTAGGACGTAAACCCTATGCAGAAGGAGATAAGTTCTATATGATGAGTAATTTAATTGAAGCGGGAGAACCTGATGAAGGATTAAACAAAATTGAAAAGAAACTTTTAGATGAGCAAGAATGAACCATTCGGACTTGAACTGCTGATTGATTTATCTAATTGTAATGTTGACCGTTTTAACCGGAAGGATATTGAGAGATACTTCATTGAGCTGTGTGAACTTATTGACATGGAGAGACATGATTTACATTTTTGGGATTACGAAGATGTGCCTGAGAGTGATATTCCTTATGACCAGCCTCATCTTATTGGTACTTCAGCAGTGCAGTTTATCACAACCAGCAATATTATTATTCATACTCTTGATATATATAGGCAGGTTTTTATAGACGTATTTAGTTGTAAGAAGTTCAGTCCGGAGGTGGTTAAAAAATTTACAGAAGAGTTTTTCGCTGGGAAAATAAGTCAAACGCATCTGATTGAAAGAGGTACGAAACTGTGAATGTTGTTATGATTATTCCGACAGGCATAGGTTGTGAAATTGGTGGTCATGCTGGTGATGCTAACCCAGTTGCCAAGCTGTTGGGAGCTTGTTGTGATAAACTAATTCTACATCCTAATGTTGTTAATGCTTCTGATATTAACGAGATGCCTCCTAACAGTTTATATGTTGAAGGTAGTATGCTTGATAGATTCTTGGAAGGACAGATTGAATTACAAGAGGTGTATAATAATCGTATATTGGTTGTGGTTAATTCACCGGTGAGAAGTGATACGTTAAATGCAGTTTCAGCAGCAAGATCAACAATAGGATTGAATGCTGAAATTGTTGTTCTAGATACTCCGTTAGAAATGATAGGATGGTTTGGCAAAGACGGTCGAGCAACGGGGGAGGTTTTAGGATGGGAAGAATTAGTACAACAAGTATGGCAATATGAGTTTGATGCTTTGGCGATAGCGACACCAATTGTTATTGAGAAAGATGTTGCATTAGAATATTATCGGAGCGGAGGGGTGAATCCGTGGGGCGGTGTTGAGGCAAAAGCATCCAAGTTAATTTCTGATAAACTGAACTTACCAGTAGCACACGCTTCCGTTGAAAACGCAGACAAAGAAGTGAAAACGTTTGCTGAGACAAATGTTGTTGATCCACGTATTGCACCTGAAGCAATATCTCTTTGTTATATACATTGTATACTAAAAGGGCTTCATAGAGCTCCGCAAATAGGTAAAGGATTAAGTGTTGATGATATGGATTGCTTGATAACACCTGTTGGATGTGTCGGGCGTCCGCACGAAGCATGTTTGGAAGCTGGGATTCCCATTATAGCGGTAAAAGAAAACACAACCTGCTTGAGTGACACAATGCCAGATGAATTTATATTGGTGGAAAATTACCTAGAAGCCGCTGGTTTAATAATGTCCATGCAAGCTGGTATTATGCCTTCGTCTGTTCGGCGGCCATTACATAAAACGAAAGTTTATAATCTATGAGCAATAATATGATTGTGGAAGAAGAAATAGATAGTAGTATTTGTTGCGTAAAAACACATTGTCTTAGGATTGATAGATGTTCCAGACAAACATCACCTGTGTATAACGAGGAAAGAGAAAGTCGTATTTTAGTGCATCAAGAGAGAGTACAGAATGAGCTTAATAGCGATAACTAAAACAAATCTTAATCCAATACACGCAAAATTGGATTATCAGCTTAGACGTAATGAGCGTATATTCCAAGAAGCAATGCGTATGTGGTTCGCCTTTACTATTAAACAAATACAAACAGATTTGAGGACTAAGTTTCAGAAAGACATCACCTCTGAGCTTACAGACTGGGAGTATTTGCAGCAACAAGGACAAGACATTCTTAAACCGGCTACTTTGAGTATCATGCAGACGGGAGGAAACCAAGCTTATAAGATGTTCCAAGTAAAGGGGGCTTTCAGCATTTTGAATCCTGAAGCGGTGAAAGCTGCTGGAAAGTTTACTGCTGATTTAGTCCGAGAGGTTAACGGACAAACCAAGAAGGGGATACGTACTTATATCAAAGCCGGTATTAAAGAAGGTAAGTCAATGGACAAGATTTCAAGAGGGCTTCGTCCTCTTGTCGGTTTAACTGAAAATCAAACTCAGTCGGTTATGAACTATAAGACATTGTTACAGGATAAGGATAAATTTCCCAGTCTTACTGCTGAAGATATAGATAGGAAAACTCAACGCTATGCAGATAAAACACACCGTAGACGGGCGCAAACTATTGCAAGAACTGAAACTGCCCGTGCGCAAAATATAGGTTATGCCACAGGCATGGATGATTTAGGATTGCAGCAGTTAGAACATTCAGTACATTTTGATGAAAGGCTTTGTGACATCTGTGCGCCGTTGGAAGGTAAGAGATATAAAATCTCTGATGCGAGATCTGTTCTTCCAATCCATCCGAATTGTCGATGTGCATTGCTGCCTGTTGTAGCTGATACATCTGTTTGCAGAGGTATGGGTAAGAGCTTAGAGAAAGCGGCATGCATTCCTCCTGATGCGTTGCATGATGTACAAATAAAAGATTTAATCACACGCTGGGAAGATGCAAAATCGGCAGGCAACAAATGGAACATAGCACAAAAATTAAAAAAGCTTGGGTATGATATCAAGACAGGAAAACCACCAGTGATAGCTCCTCCTGTGATTAAACCTCCTCCTATTGTTCCAAAGCCAAAACCTAAAGTTGTCAAAGAGCCAAACATAGTATATGACCATGCTGCTTTTAATGAAAATAGTGCTAATTGGAGAGTTGAGTTTGCTGATGCTATTCGACAAAATAAAATTACATCAAAATGGGAAGCACCTAGAATATTTACACAAGAACAGAAACGATTCTATCTTGAAGCACGTGATGCACATTTTAACAAATTGAACGCAAAAGTTGGAAAATATAAAGTACAACAAAATTGGGAACGGACATTGACAGAAGCAGATAAAGCTTCCTTGAAGTTTTATCAGGAATCTTTTGAAGGTGTTAACGCCGTTAGGGCGTTGCAGACCGGAAAAGCTTCTCGCATACACGTCAGTAGCAAAGCTATGCAAGAAGCCAAACGCCGCCTGACATCTCTTGAGAAGACGATAGTCCGCTGTCCTGATTTTGAAAGTACCGTTTACCGGGGTCTACGTCTGACCGAAGATGATGTAGCTAAATTTATAAAAGGGCATGAAATAACATTTGATTCATTAGCTTCAGCTTCAGAGTCTATAAGTGGCACAAATAGATTTTTGAAAACATTTGTTCGCAGGGCTTTTAATTCAGGAAAACATCCTGTAGTACTCCAACTTGAAACTAAAACTGGAGCTATGCTTGGAAAGGGATCTCAGGCTCCAGAATGGCTGAAAGAAGTTATTATCAGAAAGAATACTAAATTCAATGTGTTATCTGTAGAGGTAAAAACATCAGCAGAGCTTGGTCGGTACACACTGATAAAGGCTAAAGAAATTTCTAAGCTAAAGCCAAAACCTTCTGTGGTTGTTCCAAAACCTAAACCTGTTCCGAAGCCAAAGCCAAAAGTTCCCGAAGGTGTGTTGCCTAAGAGTTATTTCAACGAGTATGACGATTGGGATAAGCGTTTGGTAGCACATAAAGAAAGTCTTAAAAAGCGTATGGGATTTGATTTGGATGATCTGAAAGTGGGAAAAACATACACACCAGAGTATAAAACAGCTTTAGCGAAGTTTGAGAAAGCTCTTAAGTCTTATACGGATCCCACAATGAAGTTAGATTACGCTAGGAAAAACTTCTTTACTTCTGGAGCTAAGAAGTTCAAGAATGCATTTAATAAATACTGTGACACATTGGAAGATATCGGAGCAAATGCTGTATTGAATCACTACAATAAAACAGGGATTGATGCTTGGGTACATCGCGGCAGATATAGAGCGAGCGCAAATCCAAGGGCGTTTTCTGTTAACTTCGCCGAAGGAGACCGTGTCAATATAATGTTTCATGAGTATGGACATTTACTTGAAGCGGAAGCCTCGGTGAGACGTAAAGCATATAGATGGGTATCTGCTAGGGGTAAAGGAAAACAGTATAATTACGGCAGTATCGTTTCTTATACTAAAGATACAGAGAAGGCGTTTAAGGATAAGTTTATCAATCCTTATGTAGGAAAAGTATATCATGACCAGCAGACTGAAGTAATATCAATGGGTATGCAACAGTTCACTTCTTATAAGAGTATGCTGAGATTTGCCAAAAAAGATTTCGATCATTTTTCTTTTATTCATGGGATACTGACCGGTGCTATTTGATAAAAGTTTTATAATTTGGGAACTGTCAGACAAGAAGATTTCTCTCGAAGAAGCTTTGAAGATAGCCAAAAGAGAGTTCATATCTGATATGGTATATGATCCTCTTGGCTTTGGTAATGAGAAATCTTGGTGGTGGTGTGCCGCTGTCTTAGATGTACTACAG